CATATTGGCAAAAGAAACCAACAAGTATTAAATCAAAATGTAGGTACTATAATCGATAGTATACAACTTAATTAGGAGATAACATGGCAACAGTACAAGAACTCCAAAATGCAATCGACCTAAAGAAGTTAGATGTTACTCAATTAAATGACCAACAAAAAGGAGCAATCGATGTATTGTTCCAAAAAGGTGATCTTAAAGGTTACAATAACGTAAAAGAAATAGAAGTTGAACAAGAAGCTGCAAGAGAAATTATTGCATCTAAAGAACAACAAAGATTAGAACCATTCCAAACTGCAACAGGTATTGAAAGAAGAGACTTAGAATTAGTTGGAGATGTCACTGGTACATTAATACCTTATGTAAAAAATAAAGATATGTTAGTAAAATCTTTAATAGCTAACAATGGTAAAGCAGAGTTTAATGTTGATCAAAGATCAATAATAAAACCAGAACAGTTAAATAAATTTCAAAGATATATTGCTAAATTACCTATAGTTAGAGGATCTAAATTATTAGGCAGAGTTGGTAATGTCATAGGTAAAATGGGAGACTTTATTAGACAAGGCCCAGGTAATATTAGAATGAAAGGTCCTACTCCATTTTTATATACAGAAGCATTATCACAATTTGGTGGATCTGTAGGAGCTGGTATCGGATCTTTAACTTATGATGCAGCTAACTTAATGACAGATTTTGCTGCAACAACATCAGAAGATTTAGCAAATATAAGTGATGACGATATTAGAAAGTTACCTGTTAGTGATAGAGCTATGGTGCATGCTGCAGATGCAATGAAGAATGCATTGTATTTTAATTTTGGTGCTTTCTCAATTGCTCCAATGTTAGGTTTAATGACAAAAGGATTTAGAAGTTCAATTGGTTTAGAAGGACAGAAAGCATATGAGTTAGCAAAAACAGCAAGAGAAGAAGGTCTTCCAATTAATTATCAAGGACTAATTGATGAGAGTAAAGGCTTTATTGCTAAAGGTTTAAAAGATTTAGGTAGAACAATTACAGTTATACCTACACTTGCAGGTCCTCCTAAAGCTGCAAGAGTAGAAATTGAAAGAGCGACTTATAAAAGAATGTTAGATTATTTTGATGCATCAGCACCTTATGCAGATGCACAATTATTAAGTTATGGTGCAGTAGAACAAGTTAAAAAGAACTTTAGAGAAATGTATAATTTAATTGATGCAAGATATACCACTGTAATGAGAAATGCTGAAAACATTGGTGGAGGTAAAGCGCCTTTTATCAAATTAGATAACTTTATGAAAGAAGCAGAAGGGATTAAAAAATACTACCAACAAACAACAGTTGGAATGGACTTTTATGATCCTAGACTTAAAGGTCTAGATATCAAAAACGATCCATTATTAAAATATATTGAAGGTGTTCAAAACAGTTACAATATGAGGGATGGTATTACAGCTCCTAAATATGTAGATTTCCATAGACAACTAAAACAAGCTTATCAATTATCAGACATGCAAAACCCAACTGGTATTGCTGCAAGATTAGATAGTGCACTAAAAAAAGATTTAAATAGCGTAATGGCACCACAATCTGTAGATGATTTATTACAGAACAATGAAATTAAAAAAGCATTTGATGAACAAGTATCTAACTTTGGACCACAAGCAGGACAAAAATATTTAACAGATTTAATTGAAGATATGAAAGCTTTTCAACAAGAATTAATGGATGCCAATGAATTCTTTACTAGAAATATTAGAACATTTAAATCAGAAGGTTCTGCACTTATGGGGACTAAAACATTTAAGAAATTTGACTCTAATATTTTTACACAAAAAGGTTTAATGAATATTGCAGGTAGATCTAACTTAGATGGTAATAGAATATTTGAAGATGGTTTATTAAATGCATTTAAAAACGGTAGTGATGGTAGTATTAGAAATGTTAAAAAATTATTAGGTATGGATAGAGGTGGTCAAACACAAGAAACAGGAACTAAAATATTCGATAGATTTAGAACTGTTTATATGTTCGATGCCTACAACGATGCATTTGATATGAAACCTATACTTAACAATGTACCTTTATTTAAAAAGGTAAGTGAAATGCAAACTAGAGGAATGATTAAACCAAACTTCTTAGCTAAAGAAAGTGATAAATTAACTGCACAAGATATGGCACTTGCAGGTTTAGATCCAGATAAATTAATGAAGTCTGGATTAACCGATATTGGTTTTGATCAATTAAGATTAAAAGCAGATGAAGTAGCTCAATTTAATCCAGCTAAGTTTAGACAAAATTTAGGTTTAACAGGCACATCATCAGAAGTAGCTGCAGCTAGAAATAGATTAGTCGAAATGTATGGTGGTGGTGCAAAAGGTAATGAATCAGTAAAAAGACTTGAAAGAATTATTGATGTCATGGATGGTCAGTATTCTTATGAATTAGGTGATGCATCTACATACTTAAAAAGATCAATTCAAATTGGTGGTATGAGAAGAGTTATGGGTGCGGTTATGCCATTAATGCCTACAGCAACTGCAGGACTTGGAGTAGCGACTATGGGATTCTTACCAACATTATCATTTATTTTATTAGGTAGAAAAGCAGGGGCTATTTTAGGAGACTCTAAAGGATTAGAAAAATTTTATAATACTGTTTATGATCCACTAGTACGAATGGATCAATTATCAGGCACAGGTGAATATAAATCTTACTTAACTCAACCTATGACTAAGGCAGGTCAAAAATCTTTTGCTGATTTATATAATTATGTCATGGAAGAAGATAAAGATGCACCTAAAGTTGTACCAGGTAAAATTGATTTTGAAGAAGTAACAAGGTATTTGTTATCAACACCGACTAAAATACCTAGAACTGGATTTAGTATAGAAAATATTACCAATGATATTAAAAATAGAATGTATCCTGAGTTAAATCAAATTAAAAACTCTACTACAGAAGAATTAACTAATGCTGAAAATTATATTAAAGGTAATATGATCGCTGCAAATCAAAATGAAGCTGCAGATAGAATTGATGATGAAGTATTAAATTATGGAAGACAACAAGAAATGAATCAAACAGGAGGTCAACTTCCTTTAGGTAATGTAGCTCCAGTACAACCTGTACAACCTGTAGATAGAGCTTCTACATTCAAAGCTTTAAATCCTTTTGATACATTGGGTCAAGCGATTGCAGAGAGAGGACAAGGGTAATGGCTACACGTAAAAAAACTGCACTGGACAGAATCGAGTACCATGAAAAGATCTGCAGAATTATGCAGAAACAAACTTTTGATAAAATAGAAAAGCTAGAAAATAGAATCCTTAGAATAGAAAAATGGATCATAGGTGGTTTAGGAGCTATACTTTTAGCTGTACTTTCTCAACATTTTTAGTATTAATAACGAATGAAAATCATTCGTACAGATACAAGTTTCACAGTCACTGATTTTAAATGGGAAAATAAATACGAGTATAAGCAGTACACACGAGACGATGATCACGGCCCACGGACCTATGCCGTCAAAGATAAAAAGGTTCCATCAGTTACAACTATATTATCAGCCACACAATCAGAAGAAAAAAGAAAATCATTGGACGCTTGGCGAGCAAGAGTAGGATACCAAGAAGCTCAACGTATTACACAACAAGCTGCAACACGTGGAACAGAAATGCATTATGTTTTAGAAAACTATATTAAAGGTGTAGGTTACTTTAACTTGTCAAAGGATGGAGCTCACGCTAGAATGATGGCTCATACAATAATAGATAATTTAGAACCTTTAAAAATTATATATGGAAGTGAGGTAAGTTTAGCATATGACGATCAATGGGCTGGTTCTACTGACTTGGTGGCTAATTATAAAGATCGCCCTTACATTATTGACTTTAAGCAGTCTAATAAACTTAAAAGGGAAGAATGGGTCGAAGACTATTACTACCAACTCGCAGCATATTCATTAGCACATAAAAAAAGTCATGGACCAATTGAAGGTGGTTTAGTAGCTATGTGCACAAAAGATTTACAGTTTCAAAGCTTTGAACTCGACCAAACCAGATTAGCTGAATATGAAGAAAAATGGTTTGAAAGAGTAAAAAGATACTATTCAGAGAAAAAATAAGCTCCTGAGAGCCTCATATTTTAACGAAACGACCTTGACGTGACCTTGGGTACCCCCTATATTTATTGCAGGTGCACAGTAATGTGGCCTATTAAACTTGCTTAAATAAGGAGGATAATATGACAGCACTTGGTTTAATGAATAACTTTTTTGATGACACGTTTGATCATGTCTTCAATAATCTAACTAAAATACATTCTTTCCCTTTTTACAATGTTGTGAAGTATGGCAAAGGTAAATATGGAATGGAATTAGGACTAGCAGGATACAATAAAAAAAATATTTCTGTTGAAGTAAAAGATGGAATATTAACTGTATCAGGTCAAGTTGATGATTCTGAGAAAGAATATATTACAAAAGGACTATCTTATAAAAAGTTTTACAAACAATTTTCATTAAGAAATGATGTACTTGTTGATGAAGCTGAAATGAAAGATGGTGTACTTACAATTAAATTAGGTTTTAAAGAACCTGAAGAAGTTAAAGGTACAAAAGTAAATATTAAATAATTATAACCATTTTAATATTTCTTCACCTAAAGTCTCTGCGCTGATTTTGATTTTCTTTTTCAGCGCGGAGATAATTAATTCATCAATTGTATCTTTCATCACTAGATCAATATAAGTTACATTTTTCTTTTGACCGATTCGATGAGCTCTATCCTCAGATTGTTGACGTACTTCCAAATTGTATGAATTAGAGAAATAAACAACGTAACTAGCATTGGTAAGAGTGAGACCATAACCACCAGTGGAAGGATTACCAACAAAAAAACGGCAATTATCGTCATTTTGAAACCGTTTGACAGCTTCCGTCCTATCTTCTGTTGAAACTTCTCCATATATAGCAACCACAGAATTATCCCCGTAAGTGTTCCGTAGTGTTTCAATAATTTTTTTAATGTTGTGAACATAGTTAGCCCAAATAATAAACTTACCTTCCCCCTCATCAACTATTGTCATGAGGTCTTTGAGTTTAGCACAGTTGTCAAATGGAGTAATAGCACCGTCATCTGATTTTACAAACCCATTACATACCTGGTGTAGTTTAATAATCTCAGTTAACTTGTTTTGAAAGCTAACTTCTTTGTCATTTAATATAGCAAAAGCCATACGTCTCAATTGTTGATAAACTTCATACTGTTCTTTAGACATTGATAAATGTCGTATTTGATATATTTTTTCAGGTAAATCTAAACACTCATGTTTTCTAACTCTGTATGAAAATGTTTTTAACTTAGTCTCTAGTTCATCTAAATTAGTATAGTATTTAGGAAATAATACTTGCCTACCATTCATATCTATTTGTTGCATTACGGCATATCTTGCTCTAAAAGTATAAAAGGATTTAAATCCTAAAAGCGATTCGCTTAGAAAGGCACATTGAGTAAATAAGTCTAATGGAGATTTTGTTATTGGCGAGCCTGTTAGTATCCTTTTGTATTGGATTGGCTTACCTAGTCTACAAATGTTTTTTGATCGTTTTGCTGATCTGTTTTTTATCGTTGTACTTTCGTCAAGAATCATCATACACGAAGAAGCATGATTTAGAGTAATTTCTTGTAATACTTTTACTCCACTTGGATGACTTAAAGCTTCAACATTAATTAAAAACCAATTTAAATAACCATCCTTCCATCTAAACGGTTCCATTTTATGTGCACCTATATTTAAATTCTCTACAGGTGCATGTATTTTAATTTCATTAATCCAGTTACGATAAACTGAGTTAGGTGCAATAACGATTACAGTTGCTATTTTATTTTGTTGATACAACCAACACGCGTTATCAATTGCAACTTTGGTTTTACCTGTACCCATTTCCATGAAGTACGCAAAGTTTTTTCTTTCTGCACCTTTGATTAAAGCTTGTCGTTGATGTTCGAAGGGTTTAGTTTTATAAATATATTGTTTCGTCATTCGTTATTCATCTCATTGGTTAGAGTTGTCCCATTAATATATTTTTTTCTTTACATTGTCAATTAAGTATTTTAATAGAGTTAAACATAAAATAGGAGGTCAATATGGACTTAGAAGCGTTGTCGAAAAATATAACAATCGACACAAGCATGTCAGCAGACATAGCTAAGAAGTGCAATGAGCTATTGGACATCCAGAAGGAAGTAGCAGATCTAGAAGACAAACTGAAAAAGGTTAAAGAATCAGAGTTGAAACTTTCTGAACAGGATATCCCTAACTTAATGCAACAGGCAGGTATTTCATCGTTGAAATTAACTGATGGTTCTTCAGTAGAAGTTAAACCATACTATGCAGCAAGGATACCTGTATCAAGAACCGAAGAGGCTTTTACTTGGTTAAGAGAAACTGGAAACGGTGATTTAATCAAGAACAATGTCGCAATAACTTTTAGTCGTGGTGAAGATGATACCGCTAAGAAATTAGTTGACGATTTAAGAGAAAAAGGGCATAATGTTAAGCAAGCCGAAAAGGTGGAACCGATGACCCTCAAGGCGTTCGTTAGAGAACAAATTGAAAAAGGTAAAGACGTTCCTGCCGATTTATTCGGTGTTTACGTAGCAACAAGAACCAAAATAAAAGCGAAGGAGTAACAATGCAACAAGCAAAAGAAGCTGCAAAAGATGTGGCAGTTAAAAAAGAAGCATCTGTTCCAGTACAATTTAATCTGGAAGAAATGGCAGGACAAGGACAAGAGTTCGTAACTGCAAGGGACACAAGACTCCCGATCCTAAAAATCCTTTATGCTAATTCACCTGTACTTGACGAATCAGATGGCAAGTATATTGAAACAGCAAAACAAGGTGACATCTACAATGAAATAACTGGATCACTTTACAAAGGTAAAGACGGTCTAATCGTTGTACCATGTTTATATATCAATACCTTTAATGAGTGGAAAGATAGAGGCGATAGTCCAGGTAGACCTGTAGGTATACATACTGATCCGTCTGTCATGTCTAAAACTATGAGAGGTGATGATGGAAAAGATAGACTAGAAAATGGTAACTATATCGAAGATACAGGAAATCATTTTGTACAAATCTTAGATAGTAATTATGCACCAGTGGAGACTGCATTGATTACTATGAAATCTACTCAAAAGAAGAAATCTAAAACTTGGAATTCTATGATTGCAAGTCGAAAACTTAAAGGTAAAAAAGGTTTCTTTACTCCACCGTCTTGGGCAACAGCCTATAGACTAAAAACTACCAAAGAAAGTAATTCACAAAACTCTTGGTATGGTTGGGTTGTCGAATTCGATAGATATCTAGACGATCCAAAATTGGCGCCTACATTGGAAGCGTCAAAAGGGTTTTATGAAAGTGCGATGAAATCGGACATCTTTGGTAAAGTTGACTTCGGTAAAGAAGAAGTTAAGAAAGAGGTCACAAGCGAAGCCACACCGTTCTAATGCAAAAAGAGTTACTTCATTTATTTGAGGGCGACTCTTCCCAGTTCATCACAGTCTCTCTGACGGGGGAGACTGATGAACGGGGTAAGAAAAAAGCAGACTACCTCACGCATCACGAACCTGTAACCGAACAGTTATGGCAAGATCATATTGAAGGTAAAATTTTAATAGGGATCCGACCAGAAAATGGTGACAAGTTGAAGTGGTCTTGTATTGATATTGACCCTGCAAACTATAAAGCATACTCACAAAAAAAGTATGTCGACATCATTAGAGATTTTGATTTACCACTTGTCCCTGTTAAATCTAAATCTGGTGGATTACATTTATTTATTTTTTTCTCAGAATGGGCAGATAAAATTGAAATTAAAAAGAAGTTAGAAGAGATTAACAAAGAATACTTTTTATCTAAAGAAGTATTTCCATTAAACAAAGCAGTAGGTATGCCTTACCACAAAGCAGATGCTGCAATTGAATATGCATTTGATGATAATAATACACCTTTAATGTTAGGTGGTTTTATAGAATTAGCAAAAAAGAAAACAATAGATCCGAAAGAATTTTTAAAATCTAAAGTTACTGAATACAATGCTGAAACTGATTGGAGGGAATATCCTCCGTGTGTTCAAAAAGTAATACAAGAAGGTTGGACAGGTGAAAGAAATAATATGTTATTTAACATTTGTGTAACTGAAATGAAAAAAGCAGAAGGCAGTTTAAGTGTAAAACAATTAAAAGATATTGCTTGGGAAAGACAAAAATCTATTTATGCAAACCATCCTAAAGGACCTTTAAAAAGATCTGAAAGTGATATGGTTGCTCAATCGGTACATACAAAAGGTTACGAATACTTCTGTCCACCTAAACATGGTTTTGTTGCATCTATTTGTGATAAAGAAACTTGTAAGTTAAGAAAGTTAGGTATCGGTGTCCAGGCGCCTGATATTAAAAATGAATTTGAAAATATTATTTATACTCAAGATACAAAAGGCATAGTTTGGGAATGCGATTTTAGGGGTGCACACATTGCATTTAGACCAGAAGATTTTAAAGACCAAAAGTCATGGAGAACTTGTTTAGCTAAGCATAGAATATTTTGGTTAACCTTACCAAGACCTAAAAAGGGACCAGATCCATTTGAATTACTAATGAAGTATATCGTAGAGACTGCAACAGAGAATACACAATTAAAATATGAAGATACATTAGAAGAGGAGCAGTATCAGACGTTAAAAGATTTCTTTGAATCTACAATTGAACAAGATGATTTTGATAAACTTAAAGATGGATATACAGTATTAGACAGTAAAACAAATATGATTTACTTTAAAAGATCTACATTAGATCGTTATTTAAAGCGTTCGTCACATAAAGCTTTCTCATCTGTAGCAGAAGCTTTACGATTATTAAGATGTGATAAACATGATTACCATGAAGGTGAAAAAAATGTTTGGTATGTAGCTATGCCAGAGTTTGTAAGTCACCAAGCAATTAAGCAAACAACAAATACATCAAAAGTAGTGAGTGAAATGGATGACGAATACCATACAAAATTCAGAACTCCAAAAGCATAAGAGTCTTTACAATAAGACTATTAAAATATTTGGTCCTCCAGGCACAGGTAAAACTTGGACACTCATAGAAAAGGTAGTTAAAAAATATATTCGAAAAGGTGTAGATCCAGAGAAGATTGCATTTATATCTTTTACAAACAAAGCAGTAAATACTGCAGTCAAAAGAGCTCTAGAAGCGTTTCCACATATTAGTGATAAACAGTTTAGTCGTTTCAGAACTTTGCATTCATATTGCAGAAGATATTTTGAAGAAGAAATTTTTGATACTAAACATTGTATGATTGATTATGCATTACAAAATAAATTTGTAAAAAGATCTGACTCAAGATTATCTGAAGATAACTTTACATATAAAGATTGGTCATTAGGTATTTATGATAAAGCACGAAACATGATGCTCGACCCAACACTCGTTTATAAACAAGAAAGTCACAGATTAGATTCCTTAGATGTATTTTTAAGAAAGATTGATACATACGAACATTATAAAAAAGCTGGTGGTGAAGTTTCATTTATAGACTTTACCGATATGATTGAGAAAGCAATTGATACAGTAGAGTTTCCAGAATTAGAAGTATTAATATTAGATGAAGCTCAAGATTTTACTCCATTACAATGGTCTGTCATTTATAAAATGGTTGATAATGTTAAAAGAGTTTATTTAGCAGGTGATGATGACCAGGCTATCTATCAGTGGAATGGTGCAGATTCAAAATACTTTACGCATTACTTTCCAGGTCGCAAAGTTGTATTAAAGAAAACAAGACGATACGGTAAAGCAATACATGATTTTACACAGATCATGCGTCAAGGAATATTAGATAGTATTGATAAGATGTTTAATCCTGCAGATAAAAAGAGTGCTGTTAAAAGATATTTAAATTTTAAAGAGATTCCATTTAATTTAGAGGGCACTTGGTTTTTACTAGGTCGGGTTCATAGAACTGTAAATGAATTGAAACTATTAGCTAAAGATGCAGGTATTTATTTCTCAGATAATGAAGGTAATAAATCATTTGATACTAAACAATGGCAAGCGATCAAGTCCTGGACAGCTATTAGTAATGGTAAAAAGATTAATAAAAAAGATGCTGAAGTTATGTTTAGGTTTATTCGAGAACTTAAAGATTCTGATTTTAGAACACCAAAGTTTTGGAAAGGTGTACCTGACTATCAAGAATATAACTTTAATGATTTAAGAGAATGGTGTGGACTTGATATGGCTGATGAGATGCAGCATAAACAATGGTGGTGGATATTAAAAAGAAACTTCGCACCAAGACAAGTTATCTATTTTTTAAGGTTATTAAAAAGATATGGAACTAAAGCATTAGATGAAGCACCAAGAGTTATTATAGATACTATACATTCAGTTAAAGGTGATGAAGCAAATCATGTTGTATTGTATTCGAAAGCTAACTGGCCATCTAGTTTTAGACATAAAAACAAACAAGAAAAATCTAATGAAAAAAAGGTTTGGTATACAGGTGGAACACGTGCAAAAGATACTTTACATGTGCTTTCAACTGACTATAAGTATCATTACCCTATTGGCGAAGATTATTTAAAATTTATGAGAGGAACAAATGACGAATAAAGGAATATTTGAAGATGCATTTCCACAAGATAAACAAATTGGAGGATCTCACTATAAATCGTTTACCATACAACCCTATGAATTTATATCAAAAAACAATCTATCATTTTTTCAAGGCAATGTAGTTAAGTACGTTTGCAGATATTTAAATAAAAACGGTATCGAAGATCTTGAGAAAATTAAACATTATTGTGAATTAGAAATTAAAAAACTTAAAGACATGAAAAAGAAATGATTGGTGACAGAGATCTTGCAAAAAATTGGCATTTAAGATTTCGAACAATCATAGATAAATTAAAAAAGAAAAATGAAAAACTTTATTTACAGAATCAAATGATGAAAAGAAGATTAACAAAGTATGAGGGGTCACGTGCAATGGTTGATTATTACAATAGGAAACAAGCATAATGTCTTTACAGTTTACATTTAATTTTAAAAAACATATTTGGGCATGTCCATCAGAATACAAAGACTTATCTGGTTATAAAGAAATAGCCATTGACTTAGAAACACGTGATGAAGGAATTAATGAAAAGCTTGGTGCAGGTTGGGCAACAGGTAATGGATATGTCATTGGATTTGCTGTAGCGGTAGAAGGTTGGCAAGGTTACTTTCCTTTTAAACATTTTGGTGGAGGTAACATGATTGAAAAACAGGTAATTAAATACATGAGAGACGTATGTGCATTACCTGCAACTAAAATATTTCACAATGCCCAATATGACGTAGGTTGGTTAAGAAGAATGGGTATAAAAATTAATGGTCAAATCGTTGATACGATGATTGCTGCGGGTATTATAGATGAAAACAGGTGGTCATATAGTCTAAACAACCTGTCAAAAGATTACCTAGGGGAGTTAAAAAGTGAACAAGATTTAAATGAAGCAGCTAAAGATCATGGTATAGATCCTAAAGCTGAGATGTGGAAGTTACCTGCTGAGCATGTTGGTTTTTACGCGGAACAAGATGCACGGCTCACGTACCTATTATGGCAACGATTTAAGGTAGAAATACAGCAACAAAGCCTGGAGACTGTCTGGGATATGGAATCACGATTATTGCCTGTTTTAATCGAAATGAGAGAAAAGGGTATACGAGTGGACGTTGAGAAGGCGAATGGCCTTAAAAAGGCGTTTATGGCCGAGGAAAAGGGTATTTTAAAGGACATTAAAGATATTGCAGGGGAAGATGTAGATGTATGGAAAGCTCGAGGTATAGGCCATATATTTGAGCGATTAAAAATAGATTTTCCTAGAACTGAGACTGGCGAACCAAGCTTCACGGCTAACTGGTTGTCAAACTCAAAACACAAGATCTGTAAATTAATTGTACAAGCTAGAGAAGTTAATAAATTTCACAATACCTTCTTGCATGGGATACTTAAATATGAGTATAAGGGACGTATTCATGCAGAAATTAATCAATTACGTAGCGATAGTGGTGGGACCGTCTCTGGCCGTTTGTCTATGGCTAATCCTAATCTTCAACAGTTACCCGCACGTAATAAAGATTATGCAAAACGAATCAGAGGACTATTCTTACCCGAAGAAGGTTGCAGATGGGGTTCATTCGACTATTCACAACAAGAACCAAGAATGGTCGTTCATTACGCAGCAAGTATCGGTGAAGGATATGAAGGGTCTACCGAACTAGTAGAAGCTTATTCTAATTCAGAAACAGATTTCCATCAAACAGTAGCAGATCTAGCAGGAATAGAACGATCACAAGCAAAAACAATTGGACTTGGGTTGATGTACGGTATGGGTAAAAACAAATTAGCAATAAGCCTGGGATTATCAAAAGAAGAGGCAGAAACATTAATAGCAAAGTATAATCGTAAGGTTCCATTTGTAAAACTGTTATCGGATAGATGCATGAAAAAAGCAAGTGATGAAGGTGTCATAAGAACTAAAAAAGGTAGAAAATGTAGATTTGATATGTGGGAAACAAAAGATTTTGGTATTCATCAAGCTGAGTCTTTTGAAAATGCAGTATCAAAATATGGTAGGGCTAACATTAAAAGAGCATTTACCTATAAAGCACTAAATAGATTAATTCAAGGATCCGCAGCAGATCAAACTAAACAAGCTATTATTAGTTGTTATGAGGCAGGGTTTATGCCTAAATTACAAATTCATGATGAATTATGTTTTGATATAAAAAATGAAAATGACATAAATAAGATTAAAGAGACGATGGAAACTTGTATGGAGTTTAAAGTCCCTAGCAAAGTTGACATTGCATTAGGAGATGACTTTGGACAAGCTACATAAAAATTTTATTGCAGGTACAGGAGAAGTTATTTGGCCTTGGTATCGTATATTCAAAGATAGATTAGAACTTGTTAAGTTTGATGATGTAAAAATTGTTCATGGTACTCATGTAGAATTTAAACAAACTGTTAAAGCTGATATTGAAAAAAATGGTTTGTTATGTCCTATGGTGTTAGACCAAAAGATGCAATTACGAAATGGGAATCATAGATTTAAAATTTTAAAAAAATTAGGTGACGCAAGTTTTTTCTATAAAGCACAATCTGATGCAGAGGTTAATTTCTTTTCAAGGTTAAATGTTAAACTTTGGGAAATGCATCCAAACGTAGATAACATTATGGAGGAGCTATGGAAAGGAAAAATGTTAAAGTATACCGAGAAAGTCCCACACCTGTTCAGCACAAATGTTCGAAATGTGAAAAAATTGCAGTCGTAGTTGAAAATAAAATTTATTTCTGTGGTGAGTGTTACTGTTTAGAAAAGGGCATAAAGGCCTCTACCGATTGAACGATTTTGAAAAAAATCAAAATTTAACTAACTTTTAATTAGCTAGCTATATCAAATAGACCTTTTTGTGCGTCTAAAACACTTTGCTCATTGATCTTCGTTTTGAGCTCTTTTATTTTTATGTCGATCCACTTCATGTCTGTTGTAACTCTACCTTGTTCCAACGCTTTGTTGGCCCACTGTGACTCCAACTGAAGTTTCTCCGATATTAACTTTTGTAACATCTTCGACCTCCTCATACGTTACGTAAATTCTATCTGGCCGATATGTTGATTCAACCTGCACAGTATAGTCTTTACTGTTGAGCTTGTTAGCGAAGTTATCGAGTGCCTCACTGTCCGATGTAGCGTTTACGGTACAATCAAATTTCAAACCAGCTACACGCGCTTGGCAACGATATTGCTTCATGTGATTATCTTATCAACTATTTAGTGTAAAATCAAGTGTTTTTAGAAACCTTGTCAACCAGGCACACAATTTTTAATTCAAGTATTTGAAAGTTTTGAGATGTGAAATTAGCCGCTATTTCATTGACTTTTGTGGTAGCTACTGCTTTACATTGTTCTAAAGAATAATAAACAATTGGATCTTCTTTAAATTGCATACAGTAAGGACGATCCGAAATAGGATTTAATAAACAAATTAATCCTGCTAAAAAATATTCTTTCATTAATTCATTATGACAGGTTTTTATCCTTGACAATATACTTAGCATGTCCTATTTAAATGGGACTATGAAACTAGAAAGTAAAAGCGTAATGTTTAGAGAACTTATTCAAAAGTTAGATAGACAACTATCTCATGTCGAAGCTACTGATTATTATGGTAAGAACATGATGAACTCGAATGAGAAAGCTAAGCATGAAGGTAATGTTAAAAATATATTTTTAGCAGATGACTTCGGGAACATTTACAAACCGTTCAATCAAGAGATCTGTACGATACTTGTGAATGATGAAATCAAACATAAACAAAAGGACAAGCAATGAAACTAGACTTTGAGTGGATATTAATTATTTTTATAACTTTAATATCATTTCCAAAATTGTTTTTGATTATCCTTGGTTTAATTTTAGGACCTATATTTATATGAGTTTTAAAAATTTAGACTGGAAAGATAAACAATATGCTGCTCACAAAAGATTGAGTAAAAAAATGGGTTGGGACTTCAGTGATAACAATCCATACTTTGAAAGATTTTATATTGTGTTAGCAAACCCAAAAATAACAACCAAACAACAGATGAAAGAGGAGTGTAAGAAACATGGATATAAATAAATTTAAAAGCGTTGCAGTCAGAAAACCTGATTACGATATACTGAAAGCATTATGTGATGCTAAATTTAGATCCCCTGCAGCTATGATATCGAAAATGTTACATGAGTATGTCGATATACGTGCTAAAAAAACTAAACAACCTAAAGATAAATATCTTAAAACATTACTCAATGGCCGATCAAAAAAGTAAAGTGACTGTTTCAGTTGCCATGATGACAGAGATTACTAATCTTTTGAAGGGGATGAATGTAATGATTGATCGTCATGATAAACTTTTGACCATTATAAGTAAACGATTAGATAACTTATCTGAACGACAAGACATTTTATCAGATCGCATAGATATGTGTGAAGAATGTTTAGGTAAAGAAGGGAAGGATAACTAAATGAAAAAGGGAGAAGGTGAAATCACCATACCAACTTATATAAGGCATTATATCCATCCTCATGAAAATGGGCATGATATAATTATTTTATCTGGTGAACTTCATAAAGAACAAAAGTTGACCATAAAGTGTAGATGGCCAAAAGGTAAAAATCCTAGAACAAAACCGTTTGACCATAAGTTAAAAGACAATCATGAACTATTAGATAAGATGAGAAGGGAGGGAGGACTATGACAAAAAAAGATTTGACATTCGGAATCAAAGAAGTATCGTCATTCGATAAAGTTGAATCATACGAGATCTGTATGACTTGTAAGGGCAATGGATATTTTGCAACAGCAGAAGAACTCCAGGTCAGTGAGCCTTTAAAGTTATGTCAGCATTGCGATGGTAATGGATACTTAGAACCAATAAACACGGATCACGGCCCTAGTACGGGCTTTTTAATAGGTTTAATAACCGCAATAAAGGAATTGATTCGTGGCAAAAAATACACAAGACATTAGCGATTTACATAAGTCGTTACATATTTTAGCTAAACAATTAAACATGAAGGAATATGCACTCGTGACAGGAGTGATGTTCCGATTGTATATGGGCCAAAAATTTGATTATCGAGATACCTTTGATCCAAACTTTATGCAAGACATTCAGATGATTTGGAAAAATATTAAACAAAGACGCGTAGAGAAAAAAGCAAAAATTATTAAATTAAGTGTAGTGAAGGGTGGAAAAGCTGATGGCAACTGATTACACTGTAGATATGAGTATCTTTAAAGATTTTTTAGATATACCGAAAGTCGAGGGGTGGTCTGGACAGGATATTCATAATCTAATAGAAAATGTCCATGATGACTATAATTACCATTATAAAAAACGAAGGAGTGACCCTGATCGGGTAGTATATTTCCGTGACTTACTCTCCTACCTTGTTAAAACTTATGGGCACTAGCTTCGCTGCCACTATGTTATCTACTCAAGAAATTATGGCTGAAGAAAAACTTTGGCGTGGAGTTTTATGTAATGCTTTAGAAGATTCATGCAACAATCAAAACGATCGAAAGAGCTCTGTTTATAAGTTTGATGCGCACAATTGGATTATTAATGATGATGATGATTTTCAAAAAGTTTGTTATTGGGCAGGATTTAGTCCAGAACATGTTAAATCAAAATACATACAAGCTATCGAAAAAAAGGATATAAAATTTACTGAAAAGCAGGTTGCTTGGAGAAGATATTATGTGCAGTATCATAAGTATCGTAATTGTAAGGAACCTGAATCTAAAAAATACCACCGAAAACATTTAGAACATTTACGAAGATGCGTGACGAGTGCAACGACTGCTTTGTTTACGAGTATCTTGGTAAGTGTGATTGTTTAAGTCCTGGTTCCAGTCTCCCATCCCCAGGACTCCTAAACATAAACTTAAGGGATTGAATATATATTCGAGAACGGTATATAGCGATTAATGGTTTTATGTCAAGCGTTAAAGGATCACGGAACACGGCTCACGGGCCAATGGGGGTTTCCCCCCTGTTCAGCTAAGTCATGGCACCTCCGTTTATGTTTGAAAAGAGCTAATATGAAAAAAAAACAATTAGTTATTAATAGATATCCGTAAATGACAAAAATTTCAAGTTTAAAATTTACTTTCCCACTTTCCCAGTCCCTATACCCCTTCCTTAGAAAAAAAAATAATTATTTTTTTTTCATTACAGCACTTTTTTCTAGGAAACTAGGAAAAACTAATAATACCAACACTTTTAGCTTAAAATTAACTAGGAAACTACTAGGAAATTCCCAGCATTCTAGGAAAAATACCATTTTCTTACGGCTAAAAAATAGAATTTTATTGACATGTATTTATTTTTCTAAGGAGAGGGTATAGGATATAGCCATGCCACAAAAATCGAAAGCTTTAAGAACTATCACTGAATTGACTCCAAAACAGAAGCGATTCGTTGATATTTATGTTGCAAACTATGGGAAGATTTCAAAAGTTGATGCTGCTAAAGAAGCAGGTTATACGAGTAAGAGCAAATACGGCCCAACTGAGACAGCAAGTAGATTAACTAATCCAGATGTCAATCCGCATGTTTGTAGATACATGGAAAAAAGAATGGCACAAGAATTAGCTATTTATGAAAAAGATAAATTAAGATCATATAAAGTTTATGACCGTTTACGAGATGGTGCAGAGAACAAAGGTCAGTTTACAGCTGCTATTAATGCCGAAGTTGCAAAAGGTAAAATGGCAGGATTTTTTGTAGACCGTAAAGAAGTTACGCATTTAGGTTTAGAAGGATTATCAAGAGAACAATTGGAGAAACGGTTAGATG